CACTGTGATTGCTGTGGACGATGCCATTCACGGCAAAGCTCGCGACGCGCTCCACGGCACCCCTTTTCCGCCGACGAATCACCCGCGTGTGTTATTCGCGTGGGAGAAGCCGGTCAGCGTCCCAGCTGACGATCCCCCGCGCTCCGTACCGCTGACTGACGCTCCGTCTCCCAAAGCTGACGTCAAAAAGGATAACGCGTATCGAGAACGGTTGAACAAGACGTTTGAGCAACAGCTGGCGCTGGCGAAAAAGCAACCGCGGATCGATCTGGACGCCGGTATTTTGCCGCTGCCAGAGCTGCTCCTTGAGCTCAAACCCGACGATCCTGTTGTCAGCGAAGTTCGATCGCTGCAAACACATCAACAACAACAACCTTTTCCTGCCGCGGCCGCTGCGGCTGTCCCTTCAACGCAAGGACCCGTCAACATTGAGGTTGGTGGCTGTATTCATGCGCCTGTTGTCAACATTCAACAAAATCGTCACACTGCTGCTGCTGGTGCTGCAGCTGCAGCAGCTGCCGCCAAACCAGTTGGTGTCAAGATTGGTGGGAATATATGGGCGAAAAACGCCGTGCATGTGTCTGACGGCGATGCTGTCATTCACACGAATTCGAAATCGCATCACTCATCTTCCGGTCCCTTTTATTCCGATGACGATGCCGACCTGCCGGAGGATGCTCAGCAGATGCTCAGAAACGCAGATGCTCAAGAAGCAGCAGCAGATGCTCAAAAGCGCGCGGCTGATGCCTTTTATGCAGCGCGCATGGCAGCAGCGGATGCTCGTTTAAAGGCGCGTTATGGATAATAACTTCGCTCTGTCGCTCCATTTGTTGTTCAGCATTCTCTTCTGTCTCTCCTTTGTTTTCTTTGTGTTCGTTCTGTGTGTCCGTTTGTACAACAACAGTAAAAAACAACAGTAAAAAAAACAACAGTATTTCACACATATGCGGCGCAAAGGAGAACGAGTTCCTGCGCGATGACAACAGACGTCATGATGGTGCAAAAAAGTTCATTATGCATCCTGTTTACGTTATTTTTTTTTGTTTTTGAGCAACGCGAAACAAAGAAGAAACAGATTTTTGTTGTGTGTATCTGCTTCGATATATAAAAAAAAGACACACAATGGAGCAAGCAAAACCAGCTCAAGCAAAACCAGACCAAGCAAAACCAAAACCAAAACTATTCGAACTTGCATCCCATACTGCAGTCAGTGTACCAGAGCGCTGTCAAGACCTCTTATCACCGCAATTTGTCATCACGCGTGGAATGTTAATTTCGATATTGGCGACAACAATGGATATTGTGTTTTGCGATGATAATGATGATGCTACCAAAAATGTTTCACAAAACAAACAAAAAGACACCAAAGAGAAGACAGGAGTCGAGGCGAAAAAAAGCGTGCATCCCGAGTCATTAGCATTCACTTGTCTAACCCGTCCAAATATAGATCTCGATTATTTTATGAAACGCATTGCAGAGGAAACGTACATCAGTAACGAAGCACTGATCTTTTCAATCGTTAACTTGTCACAGCTCATGGAAATGGTTCCTACGTTTCCAATCAATATTTTTACCATTCATCGATTACTTTTGATCAGCATGATGGTGTCGGCAAAATATTTTGATGATCACTACGTAAACAATGCAGTATACGCGCGTGCTGGTGGAATTCCCATAAAAGAGTTAAACCAACTGGAAGTCACGTTCATGTTTCTACTCCAATTTAAACTTTATCTTGATGAAGTCACTTACGGTAACATCTTCAAGGAATTAGTGATCGAAAATCCGAATATGGATTTGATCATTCATAAATTACAACAAAAGAACGAGACGCAACAACGAGAGACATTGCTTGTCATAACTAAAAAGGAAGACGTGGAGCAACAAGCACAAGAAAAACAAAAGGAAATCATGCAGCCGATGTCGGATGATTGATTCACTTTGCGTTCTTTCCGTACCAATTATTTAACCCATCTACAATATGTCGCCGTTCTTTTGTTTGCTGCCAGTACGGCGTTGGAAGTACATATGATACGGTGATATTTAATAGAACGGTTGGTAAAACCGCGTGTAAATCAAGAAGAACAGAGTCTATTTCATGTCGCAATTTAAATGTTCGATAGTCATCAATCATTCCTATCCGATCCACCAAAAGCTGAAAAAAACGGTTCGAACCTCGTTTTTTCACTTCTTCCAACAGAAATGTACGGTACGACACAATATCGAGTCCAGAACCGTCCATGTGGGCGTGCCGTTGAAAGAGCAACTCCCAAAATTCAACTTCCCGATACCGCATGACTTTTGACATGCGACATTGCACCCACCACACAAGACGCGGAACAGCATAAAAATTCATAAAGTTATGAGGGTAACAATTGCGACAATCATCGGACACATGATCCCACACACGAAGGCGTTCTTGAAATAATATTTTCCGATGGAATAGGTGATGACTTGCGGATAAGTTTAGAACGTCGGCCCAACGAGACTTTTCGAGAATTCGTTTAAATACTGGATACCATGCCTTTTCCAGTAAATACGAACGATGACTTGGTCGAATAACATGATAATAATTTAGAATCTCCAAAATCGCGGTAACGCTTTGTGGTAAATATTGAGACACTGGTATCGGATACTTCAGATAGTTTTTTAAAACATGGAAACTCAGTGTCGGACATAAACCCAGTGCATTCGGGTTGATCATTTTCACATACACACCTGGTGACATTCTGGATAAATATTCATTTACCTCAATATTGACACGATGATTATTGACTTCTTTGTTCTCCATTCGTGTGCGCTTATTTGACTGTTCTATTTCTCCATCGCGCATCGGCATGTCAATTTCTTTTCTTTTCATTGTTGAATATAAAAAAAAAACTAAAGTAGGAAGGAAAAAGTTGTGTGTGTTATTATACCAAGGAATTGATCATCACATAACATGGCAGCGTCGCGCAAGCTCGAGTTTTACAAGGAAGGCGAAAAACAGCCCGAGTCACATCTCAAACTCACGGCACACACCAAGACGATTACGGGCGCACAATTGGCGAACGAACGCGATGCGGGCCGATTGCGCCTCCTCGATCCGTGTGATTACGCAAAGAAACTGTGCGATTGGAAGTTTGTGACCAATGCGAGCACCAGTCGCGACTACTTTTCCATCGACCCAAACATGGACACCACGACGTTGATGTGTGTGCGTGCTGAAGAGATGAAACTGCGCATTGAGTTGGTGTCCAAAGGAGTCTATGGTATGACCGAGGCGGACTATGATTTGCCGTTTCCAATCCCACACAATGTCGAACGTTGTGCTTTTTTGCATGACATGGGCACTCTGCAAGGCATCTACGTTCGCAAACTGGATGGCTCCAAAACGACGCTCACTGCGCTGGCCATGCTGGCAGACCGTCCGTGGGAGATCGGAACGGGCAATATTTTTCAGTTTGGTACCGCTCACCGGTATGCAACCAACCAGGAAAATCGAGGTGATGACTTCGAGATGGGCGAGTACCTGATCACGATGCCGGATGGGTTTGACGTTTGCATCGAACGCAACTCATTTCCGGAAATCAACGACGCTGCGTCGTGGACGATGGACTATCGCGAGCAACTCGAAAAAGCACTTGGGCGTCGGGTCGTGTACCAATGGCGGCGTCGCTATTACGTATGTGCGACGTGTAGTCGAAGAAGCATGCACACAGGTTTCGTGGCCGATACCAAAGGCATCGTTCATCTTTATTATGACAGAAACGTGTCTCCCGAACGATGCGAGAATCCCGAGCCGGTTCTGACGTTCAATTACTGCGGCCCGCAATGCGTACCGGACCAAGACGAGGTGAAGCGCGTTTGCGCGCTAGCGAGTGCAGCATACGAAGAGGCGACGGAGAAGGAACACGCTCATAATCTCGCTCTCTTGGCGTTGCCGCCTGCTGAAATGGCAGGGTCTCTTGTCGTCGCTGGTGCCGCCGCTGCTGCCGTGTCCAAGAAATAGTTGTCGTTTTTTTGTGTGTTTTTTTTTGCACACAACTTATATAAACGATGCAAAGCCAGGCAATCCATTATAAGTGGGGTTGACACCACCTGTTTGTGTCGAATCGAACGATGTGCCACCGGTCACATCAAGAGTATACGATGATAAGTTTTGCAAACACGAAATCAAAATGGCTCCTCCACCTCCCCCACCGCTTGGTGGGCCTCCGCTTGTGTTGACGCCAGAATTCCCACCTTTGGCCCTAATGATACCATTTCCTTCACATTGTTCGGCAGCGATACTGATGACTCCTGCACCACCACCGCCACCCGCTTTCGGAATCGAGTCAGCATTATACGATGGACATCCACCACCACTACCACCAGATAGAGGAATACCAAACAATTCAAATCCGTTTACGGGATTTAGAATGCTATTGAATGCGGTGATATTTGTAGCGGCGTCGTTTTGATTGATGGCGCCACCGCCTTGACCTCCTTGAAACAGATTACTATTGCCTAGTGCGTTTAAAGAAGGAGCACCTGCGACCGCACCGCTTAAATATGAATATCCGCCTTGACCGCCACCTCCTAAAGTGCCAGCAAAACCACCCGTTCCTCCTTTGTATGTCGTGAGGGATCCGAAATCCGCATCCTCACCGTCTTGACCGGAATTATCAATTAGCCCAAAATGAACAAATCGATATCGCGCTTTGACTTGATAGCCGCGAGTGTATAAAATGCTTCCGGTCGGAATCAAAACACTGTCAAACTGTGCATCCGCTGTCAATTCCATAATACCGGTAATGGTTGTGAGTTGGGACGACATGAAATTTCCCGGATAGGACAAAAACGAGGCATCTCCAAACCTCGACCCCGCCTGCATCCACGCATTCAAGCCCGTCCCTCCGCTCAATCCAGTCGGGCCAGTGGGTCCGGTATCACCCAATAATAGCGATCCCTTTGGACCTGCAGGGCCGGTGGCACCGACGGAACCCGTGGGACCCGTATCTCCAGGGTATCCTTGAAATTGCCCGTTGTCATACCATGCATTCCCGCTCCAATAAATCATATGCCATGTCATGTCGCCATTTAAAGCGGGTGGAACACTAAAATTGGAACGGTTGTCTTCTGTAACAATATATCGATAGGGTGTTGTTAAAGATTGAATAGCAATCACTTTTGCGTCCGTGAGTTCACCGTAGTCGTTGTTTAAAATGTCATATCCGCGAGCACCCTGTGGTCCGGTCACCCCCGTTGCGCCTGTGCTGGGGGTCGGTGCTAGAGAACCGGTCGGTCCAGTAAAACAAATCACAAAATACGTACATCCTGTATCGGGGCCGGTTATACCTGAAAATCCGGTAAACCCCTGGGTAAACCCCTGGGTAAACACTTGACGAAGCGCGTTTTGTAGTGCAGCATAGGTGAATGGTGTGGGTGGATTACGAAGAAGGATTGGTTTTTGTGGTGTATGTGTAAAAGAAACAGGAGCGCCTGTTGTGCCCGTTGGACAATTGGTTTGGTTCGCGGCACCAGGCGGGACAAATAGGGTAACGATCATCACCAAGAATGCCGCTAAGACAAAAACAATAATGCACACGCAAATGATCCATAATGACCCAATCATAATTTTTTTTGAATTGCGTCGTCTCTTAATTTTGGTTTGCAAGCTTAGAATTTAACTAATGTCAGTGTAAATCTACATCCCGCCGTTTTTGCGGCTGGTGTTAACGTCTCTTTGATTTGGTTTATTGTCATATCTTTCCACTGTTCGCTTTGCTTTTTATATAACACCCAGGCATAGTGTTGCATTGCCGGCATGCGAATTTTTCGCACTTCTTCAAGGACCGTAATATTGCGGTGTCGTAAAAATTCTTGCCACATCTCATATACCGAGTCCCAGGAGATTAAGGGTGTTTGAAACGCAACGGCTATTCCTTTACGACAAAGGGCAAGAATCCATCGGCCTGTTGTTTCAGAAATATCGTTGCGTTTGAATAACGTGTGAACCAAGTCGACCCATGGGAACACACTTACGCTTTGGTGTTTAATTAAAAATGCGAACAAGGCCAACACGAAATTTAAAGGAAAGCTTTGAAATGTTCGTATCAGACTGTTCCGTTTCCATACATCGTACACTTGTTCAACGTTTGCATAAACATAAACCGCATGATCAGCATTATCTTGAGTGAATTTCTTCAAAATTCGCGTTGAGTACTTTTGAAGAGCGCGTTCGTCTGCTTTCAATGACACATATTTTGGCTGTTCGAGTATGTTTTGCAAACCATTGTAGGACGCATTTTCTTCTTCTGCATCCCAAAGCATATTTTTTATACCGATTTGCAAAAAGAGCAACGTCAAAAATTCCGCATCTTGAGGTACAAAACGAAGAATTTGTAGATATTTCTTGATTAGAAGCGGCCTTTGGTTGTTGGAGAAATCAAAAATGCTTTCTTGTAAAGCAATAATGCGTTTCAATTGCTCCACTGTGACCGCATTGTGTAACACGACGAGAGTTGATTGAATAAGGTCCAGTTGCTTTGTAAAACCCTGAGCATAATCTTGTTCGTAGAACGGCCAAGATTCGATTTGTGTCAATAAGTCATCTAAACGCACCGACGCGTCTGCCTGGGCCTTTATTTCTGCTTGAGAGAGAACCGGTGCTTTTTCATCATTTTTCACATCAAACGCATCTTTTACTACGACCGGAGCATATTGAAGTGTGATATTTAAAAGATCAGGTAATAATGGCGGGTTACAACGTTTAACACACGCGTTTTCAGTCGGAAAGCATTTCGCTTCTTTTTGATTTAGTGATAATTCCCGACTCTCGGCGGAGGATCGATGTTCACAACGCGATGTCCACGGATTCACACAACAAAATTCGTGTTGGGCAACGCGTTTACCCGGTTCTTTTGCATCAACCGTACCGTCGTGAATACGTTTTTCACCACGATTGAACTGCATTTTTTGTTATTATTTTACCCGCGGGTTTATGCAACACAAAAAAGAGAGAGAAAAAAACAGCCTCTTGCTGGAATTGAACCAGCGACCTACTCATTACAAGTGAGTTGCTCTGCCAACTAAAGCTAAAGAGGCGAGTGTATAATGTTTAAAAGAAATGAGAAAGAAGTGAAGAAGAAGAAGAAGAAGAAGAAGAAGAAAAAGAAGAAGAAAAAGACAAAGAAGACCCACCAACATTTGGATTCTGGGCATTTTGACCAACAAATGGTAACGCAGCAGGATTGTTATGACTTTGTTGTTGTTGTTGTAGAATAAGTCGTTTCTTTTCTGCATCTGCCCGTGCGACAATTTGTCGTTCGACACGTTCGCGATATAAGCGCCGTCCTTCTGCTTTCTTTTCGTCGTGTTGCTTTTCAACTCGTTCCTTTTCTTGTTCTTTTTTCAGCGCTTCTCGTACGTGTTCATCGCGTTGTTTCTGTTGCAGGACTTGAAAAATTCGTTGATATCTGAATTTCGTGAGCGCATCTGTTTTAGGGTCCAAGACAAGACGATTGACATATTGCATAAGTATCCCAGTTTTTTCCTTGTAAAACGTATATGTATAGAATAAAATAAATGTATTCACAATGTTTGACACAATGCCATTGTCAAACGCATTTTTTGAGTTGGGATGTTTCCGATAAAACTCAGTAAGTTTTTGGAAATCACGTTCATATCCTTGCCACCAACCATTGTCTTTCGTTGGATCGTATCCGACAGCGGGCGGAAAAAAATCTGCTATCATATTCGTTGCCGAGAATATAGGAAGATTGTCATATTGAGGATGTGTGACAAGAAGATTTAAAATAGACGAGATATCGTAAATCAATACTCTGGCCGATGTTGAAAATAGCGTCTTCACCAAACCGAAACAAAAATCAATCGGAAAGGAATCGATGATCCGATCCAAGTACTCACTCACATTAAGCAGTGCAAAACCCAGTGTCTGATTGCCGTTGCTGATCGGCTGTTTCCAATTCTCTGCAGTAATCAGATATTTAACCAGATCCGTCTGTCGTGCCTTGATTATCGCCTCGATATTCTGAATGATATTTGATTTTGTAAAAAGAGTTGCAAATTCATCACAACTCGTCCTGGAAATCGACCGATTCGTCTCTTGAAAACCGCGACCAATATCAACAAATTTATCATGAAATTCTTCGTCTTCTTGTTCTAAATTGTTTTCAATAATTGTTTGAGCAACTTTAATCATGACTGTTGGTTGCAATTGTAAATCGGGACGCAACGCAAAGAGTCCGTGCAGAATTTCCGCATACAAGTCTATTTGGTAATTGTCTTCTAGAACCGGTATCCACTGTGCTTCAAGCAGATCATCGATCTGATGTTGAAACAAAGCCTTTCCCATGACTCCATAAGTTATCAACGTCTTCACCTCAATAACACACTGCAACATTGCATTCTGTTCAAGCACCGGTTTTTGCTTGATCCTTTCTAAGAGTTTGGTCAATCTGGAGCTTGCCGCCAATTCTGTCTGCGTAAAGTCTCCCAACATTTCTTTAGATCTTACATCGAATGCAGTACCATAATCAGATATCGGCTCGTAGGACATGACCAAAGGAAGAAGTTCTTTCGGCAGTGGCGGTTTGCATCTCGCTTTACACGATGATTCTGTTGGATAACATTTGTCTTGTACTAACAATTGCTGATCGGTGCCACTTTTAGAATCATATCGCTTACAACGACCCGTCCATTCGTTGTGGCAACAATAATGAGCAGCGAACGCACGGCGTTTCTTGTCTTTTTCATCATCATCAAATTCCGTTTCGGAAGCGCGTTTTTCACCCACTACCGGTGACGCAATTGCTGCTGCTGCCGCCATGTTAATTTTTTCTCAAATAAATAAACAAAACGCAGACAATAATACTGCGATGCCATAACATCCATATTTTTTTCAATCGCGAGAAAGGCGATGTCACGAAAGCACGACAAAATCAACGACGAAGGCCATGTGTCAATCCAAATCTTGGATTTCGATTACAATTGGACTCGTACGCGTGGAAAGTTACCAGTCAAGACTTGTGTTTTCGGACAAAGGAGCAACTGTTTTTGTTTTGGCGCGATGGGTTAAAGTCATCGCCAAACTTACTTTTGTTCATTCTGGATTATTTGCCATGTATGAAATGGTCGGGAATTCTGTATCGTATTTCTTAATGCACAGAAACAGAAGACAACGATGACAACAACATATCGCATATCCAGATGGAAATGCATGACGACAGACAGAGAACAATGGTATCGACATTACACAAAGCCAGACGCGAAGCGATACACGAAGCGAAGCGGTACACATAACCACGACAAAAGAAAATGAAAGTCATGCATGCATTCCATGTATAGACAAGGCATTTGTCAATCATCGTGACGATGAACACGGCCGACACAAGAGCGGTGCTTGACTTTTGCTTTGGATTAGAAGAAGAAGAAGAAGAAAAAGAACGCCAGTTATCGTACACGGAATGACACCAACGACTCGCACTATTCGTTGGATCAAATCCATCCGCAGCGATCCTTTGGTCTTGCTTCGTCGGCCGAACAAAAATTTTCTTGATTGTGACCGTCATGAACCTTGTTCGCTCAGCATGTAAGACTCTGCTGAGAATCAAACGAATGATGCAACGCGGTCGATCTTGGTACTGATGCCACAGGCTCTTGATCATAAAACATGTCCACCACGTAACAAGAACGACTCCGATGCTGGCGCCAATGCGCACAAGACCCACGAGGAGTTCTTCCATCGTTTTTTTTTGTTTTGAATTTTTTTGGTATTTTTGGCGGAAACGAAAGGAAACAGGAAACAAAAGAAAAAAAACGGAAGAAACACAAGGCACAAGGCAAGAATAATATGTCGTTGGATTTGGATCGCATGGATCACAATCACTTTCAACGTGCCATGCAAGTTCAGTATGACAAGTTGTGTCAATATTGGCAAAGACGAACCGATCAAAACACGGATTCCGCAACGAGTTACCAGCGTATGGTGTTGCAACATGTTCGTTGCATTTTCATGATGGCTGGATTTCGAAAAGTTCCCGATTTGTCCACCATCAAAAACCAAGATAAGAAAAATGGCAACAACCAAGACAAACCGTACCAACTTCCACAAGAGATTTTAAAGCAGGTATTGATGCGTATCTTGCAAAATTATCAACGACTGCCCCAAGACGTTGTTGTGTCAACTCTTCAACACTTGTCCCGATTCGGTTTAAACGATTCGGCTGTGTCGAAAGATGTGCTCGATCAACTCGGTCGCAAATCTTTGCTGTACGACGGACATGATACATTGCAATGGTCAATGCTGTGCGTGACAGCCTTTCAATATGGACATCATGATCATTTGTGCACGGTGGCGGATTCGTGGTGTCAGATTTTGTGGGTCTTAACTGATCCACCGGTACCACAAGAACCCGAACCCGATTTTATAATGGACGACCGGAATTGGAAAAGCTTGGTTGATTTTCTGATAAATAAAACACCACCAGCACTTTCTGGTGTTCCGTTTTGTCGCAAAAGTGCTATTCTTGGAAGGGGTAAGGATGACGATACAGTATGTTTGTTTCATGCCATGTGTTTGGCAATGCAATTCAACGGCAGCAATGCGAAATCTGAAGGATGGAAACATGTTATCCAATTGGACAACACAATGCAAAAAAAGAAAACAGAGAAACCAAAAGAAGAACCAAAAGAACCAGAAAATCAGACCGCGATCAATGCCAAATCGAGTGCATGGGTTTCCACGAAGCCAGAGAAAATCGAAGCCACAGCGAACAAACAAGGAGAAAAAAAAGGAGAAGAAGAAACGAATAAGCACTACCCATTACGAGATGATGCGTATGATCGCCGTTTGGAGCGTTTATGCTATATTGCAACTCAACTTATTCAACACAAAACGGTGACCATTGGACCCGAACTTGGATATAAATGCAGCACCATCTTGCTGCGTTTAATTCATCGTCTTCAACACAAAACATTTATTCACTTTCAATATCCTCGTCGTGCGAATCAACGATTAAGTGCGTTGTTGCGCCTCTTGTAGTGTCTTTTGTTTCCCCGAGCGAGAAGAAGAAGAAGAATTGTTTCAGTCACCGTATCGCCAAGAAATGTCAGCGACGTCAACGACTTTGATTCTAAACAGTGCATCACAATGGTATCCGCCAAGCTTGAAACACCAACGCTCAAGATCTTCTACTTGGCACACCGAATCAATCAGTTGAGATCATTGAATGCCCCTCCTTCTTTCTTTTCGGATTTACCCGCGGGTTTCATCCGAAGTTGAAATTGTTCCAAACACATGCGAGCATAACTCGTCTCGTAAATCTCTACAGTCTTCGATGGCATGTTTAGAACGCTGATGGGAAGGCTCTTTGTTGTCTTCTTTTTGTTTGCGTTTGCAACCACTTGACATCCGCAACCCCATACAGAAAAGCAGACGAGTAAGCAAGAAACAGTTTTTTTTATGTCCATAAACGAAACGAAAAAAAAGGTGCTCCAGGGCGGGATTGAACCGCCGACCATTGGCTCATAAGACCAATGCTCTGTAGTGCATGCACCGCTGAGCTACTGGAGCAAAAATTGCTTTTCTTTCGTTTATGAGTTGTGGTTAAAGTCTGCTTCCAACACAAAAAAGAAACGTTGAGCCACTCCTCCCGCCCGGAACTCAGCCCGCGATCCTTCCGCCCAACCACCTGCCCGCTCTACCGCGTAACTCATTCTTACGCTCATGAGGGTGTCCCTCCCGCGTCCCTCCTTCTTCCCGTTTGTTTGAAATCGAAAATTCCTTTTTGCGTTGAAATGCTGACGTCCACTCACATGTTCATCGTTTGCTCTTCCTTCAGATGAGCGTTCTCGATAACAAGATCCTGTCGCCGTTACCCGCCAACGCGAAGGAGGCGGAAGAGTGGTTGGCAAAGGGAGAATACGTAAATTCTGGCCACCTCTCGGAAATCGAGGTTTGTGCCCCTGCTTGAGTGCTCTCTCTTGTCTCCTTCTCCTAACGCATGTTTTTGGGCAGTCTATTGCTGGCAAGTCAATCGATGATGTGCGGGAGGAGCGAGTAATGGTAAAGAGCACTGACCCCAAGCCGGCCGTTCCGACGACCGACCAGCAGGCTGCTGAGGACGAAATCGCCGCTGCGCTTGCAAAGAACAAAGCGGAGAACGCGGCTGCAGCCGCTGTGGCGGCCAAACCACCCGACACAAAGGACAAACTACAAGAGAACAAAAAGGAACGAAACAGGAGCGATGATTAAGGAACGCAACAGTGCATCACCATCAATGTCAAAACGAGAAACACGGCGAGCATCGCACAGTTAAATTTGCGTAACACGTTTTTGAGTTCTTGTTCTTCTTGCTCTGCGCGAACAACGAGCTCTTTGACATCGTCGGGCACAGGTTTAAGTTGAACGTATTCGGCCTCTGTCCATTGCGAATCAATGTTTTGTCCGATTGCGTACATGTTGTCGTCATAATCTTTTTGCGCTGCCTTCTGCTGATACGTGCTGTAACACATCCCAACGTACGAGTATCCATGCCACTAAAATACCAGTTCAAGTCCCCCGATGAGAAACAGCACAGTGAGTGATATTTCTGTGCATCATGCATGCATCACGTGTCACAAAGAAGTTCAGAAGGCAAACCGCCCCATGCTTGCCACATGGGATCGTTGGGGTCGCGCGTCGCATGCAGCTGCTTCAGCGCAGCATCAAACGCCGCATGAGCTGCAGCGCGTTCTGATTTCAAGTCTTTTTCTTGTCCTTTCAAGTCTTTTTGTTCGACTTTCAAGGGCTTCTTTTTCTTTAGAATATCTGCAAACTCTTCGACGGTCTGCACGGCCAATAATAAATTGTCGCGCAGCAAATGATAACGGTTCGCGCGGCATTCATCCATGGCATGCTTGAGTTGCGTGAGTTCCACTTCGACTTCATGTGTCACCGTTGCTCCAGATGTCACAATGGTCAGGTCCACACGACCGAGTCCTGAAACATCAAAACTAAAGCGATGCTTTTTGCGAATCCTGAGGATCGGTGTGGTCTTCGACGGCGCTGTGCACTTTTCCTCTGTCGAAACGCTCAGACGAAAGTCATATTCGCCTGTGGGGTTCGTAAAGTCGAGGTTTTTCAAGCGCGTCTTGTGGATGCACGTGCCGGTTTCTTGACAGTCGCGAATACCCCCGGTGTAAATTACATCAGTGGTCTTTGTTTCATGACACGGATGACATCGAAGCACTTCGGCCAATGACAAAAAATCATGTTCTGTGATTCCTGGAACGAAGGTTTGTCCGTGATCATCGGCAAGTGGCGCCGATGTCATCATGCCACGCAGCATGTGCCGTTTTCCCCCGCTTTGCAAACGACCGAGGCGAAATTCGATCTCGCGTGGCCAGAGGGGAATCTCTTTGTGTTTCTCCAACACGCAATCGATCAGCGCCTTGGAGAGCGGATCAAACCTTCGCGGCTTTCCCAGTGCACTTTGAACAGGCTTCATGGCAGCAGCGGCTGCAGCCATTGTGTTTGTTTGTGTGTGTGTGTGTGTGTGTACAAAAAAATTTTCTTATTTGTTTGATACGCCAAATCACATCACATCGCGTCCAATCATATAAAAAAGAGAGAAGAAAGAGACAAGAGAGAAGCGATGCGTGCATACCACTTATTTCTGTATCGACGGGCACAAAAGTATTGTCATATTGTCACATCAATTGTTTGAGGAGAGTCTCAATTTCCGTTATTTTTTTCATGAGAGCGTCCAACTTAACGTCCTGTGCGTTTGCCATGATCTGCTGTTGCTCAGAGAGGTGTATGTGCATAGGCTGTTCGTCTTCCTTCTTTTGGTTCTTTGACAGAGAATCATCTTTTGGGTCAGTGCAAACACTTTTTTGGTCTTTTTGGTCTTTTGTTGCATCACTTGATGATGCTACTCGTTTCGCCAATGAAATCCCCTCCTTCACAAAACGATAACCAATCCGCAGCATCCCCACCGTTAACCCTCCCTCAGGAAACAGGGGTATCACTTTCACGGAAGCAATGGGCTGATTTACTTCAAACGCAATTTGAGACGTCTCGATGGCAAACTCAACGGTTTTGTGATCAATAGTCTCCACTTGTACTTTGACAGAAACAGTTTGAACGGCCCTGCCCGGGACAGATGTCGGAATTTCTGCACTGATGCCGAAACACATACCAAAAATGGGATAGTGAGGCATCACCGGACGAAATTGAATATCTTTCGAGCCGTGTTTCAGCGCGATGACGCGATCATGAGCACCGGAATCGGCTCCAGAAACGTTTAGCATAGAAGGAGGAACATGCTGATCTTTGTTCCGCTGCGTTGGGAAGGGATGGTCACGTTCAATGATGTCCTTGCTTAATTTCGCCTTCCAAATTGAATATTCCGTGCTGAAGAAACGCGTAACATCATCAGTAGATGTTGGTTGGTGACAATGGTGCGGATGGGTTCCAGCACTTGCCATTCGATGCTGCGTCACGCAAAAGCAAAGAGACAACACACGCACACACACAAAAGCAAGAGACGATCGGCAACAGAGCAAAGAGAAGACAGAGAAACGGTAACAATGTTTTCTACACTCAATTCAATACCACCAAAATATGTTGCAAATTTACAAAAACGGTTGCTTCCTTGTCTGACCGGTGTTTTCGTGTGGGGGTGTTTTTTACGTTTGTGTTGTGGTCTTGTATTGTTTTACATGCCACTTTTGTTTTCAGTGTATGCTGAACCAATCTTCTGTTTGTCAATAAAACAAACGAGGGACAACTCGATGCGATATGGGTTCGGGTTACGAGGGAAATGAAACACAACATGACAGAATAAAAAACACGCACAGACAGAGACACAAATTGAAACAGGGAGAGGTTCTTCTTTTTTTTACCCAGGGGTCTACCCAGGGGTCTACCCAGGGCTTTACGCGTCGTTGTGAATGAAAATCTTAAAGGCGCTATGATCTTCATTCAGAGCTTGGAGATCATAAGGCCAAGGAAGCGCATGAAGCAGTTCCAACATGGCATACCAATGGTTTAGCGTTGCACACTCGCTTTGTTGCACCGTCACAAACTCATGTTCGGCCAACAACAAGAGCTTGCGCCTTAATATGATATTCATGTCTTTGACAAGCTGAAGGAATTTGTTTCGCTCGGCTTGAAACCATGCAAGAGCTTTCTCTTCTGCCACACATTTCATAATATAGGTAGCTTTCAGTACTTTTGCGTCGGGGAGTGTATTGACCAAACACTGAACTTCAGCATTGAATTTGTCCATGATCTCTTGTTGTTTTACATTCATGTCAGCAGAGGCCACTGACAAAACAGAAGCCACCACCGAAGACGCGTGAGCGCCTGACGAAACAGAAGCCACTGCACCAGCAGCAACAGAACCTGCTGAAGCCATCGTCGTCTTTTTGTCGTCTTTTCGTGTTTGAAAGTTTGAACGTCCAACTGCAGAAAATTTGATCGACACCAAACGCCAAAATTTTGTGCATAATCAAACCAAACCAAACCAACGAACATGGATCTTAAGCAACAAAGGAACACAAAGCCGCGTGTCTTAGCTTCGGGTTTACCCGCGGGTTCGAAGCACAAACACAGCTCGATCATCAATGCCGATAAAGAAAGAAACAAAGAAGGAAACAAAAAGCAACAAGATGAAGACGACATTCGAGCACCCAAGCGACAAAAATGTGGTATGCAAGAACAACAATCGTGCGACAAAAAGCAAAAACAAAAGGTTGTGCAAACTATTCTTAGTAAAGCTACCTCAGAGGAAATCGATGCGCAACAAAAACGAAATCGTCTTCACATTGCGATCCGTAGTTTGTTAAACAAGGCAAACGACCAAATACGAAAAGTTCACCTCACTACATTATATCGAGCATGGCGCAACAGCGATTCTCGTACAATTGTTGATTTTGTATCCAAGACAACAACACCGTTGAAACTATTCGATGCCATGAAACATTCGTATTCTGATGGCTTGTTTCACATACCCGATGAGTACATGAAGCCAATGGCCGCCGCATTGTCTCATTCAAAAAGTTTGCGTTCATTGGAATTTGTGCAATCCGCAATACGATCTTATACAGACAATCATGCAAATGATTTGTTCTCCGCATTGATATTGTACCATCCAACGATGTTTGATTCTCTGTTTAAAGCACATTCCACGACATTGACCCGGTTTTTCTTGCTGGAGCCACGTTTTTTTTGCAAAGTGTTTAACGAATCTGTTCAAGATGCGTTTTTCAAACGATGTGATGGAGCCCTGTTGTGCGTTAATGGTCTTTTCGCTGCATTTGATACTCAAAATGATACATTGCGTAATGCCATTTTGCGGCGCGCAGGACCCGATGGGTTCATGTTGGATACTCATTTTAACCCCGGGCTTCATTACATCAAACCACAATGCAACGTTTGGTTCAAGGATTGGCGCAATTATTTAGCGGAACATCTTCCCACAACAGAAATCACTTGCACATGGGAAGAATTGGTTGAAAAACGACACAAAGAACGTTGTGAATCGAGTCGGAATAGTAACGCCGCATCCACATGGGACGGCATACGTTTTGAACATGAACAAGAAAGAGAATTCGTGAATGGGTTTGAATTGTTTCTTAAAACGACTGCCGCATTTCGAGCTGAAGCAACACCGTATGTATTGAATTGCTTATCCCATGGTCACGTACACTTTGAAAGTCTCGGACGTTTGATTCTTGCATATTTACAGTGGTGTTAAATGTAAAGGCTTTTGTTCGTACTTCACAAACAATAACAATACATGCTTGTCGAAAGCATAATGCAGGATGATGGGGATTAATGGTATATGTAGCATTGTTTTTTGGGTTAGATGAATCAACGTCATCCAAGCATAACGATAATGTCGTTGTTCTTGTTCATGCAACATTTCTATGATCATGCGATCAGCATCCGTCTGATTGGATCGGGCACACATGTCTTCCAACACATTGCGTCCTTGTTGATTTGGTATTAAAATGGAAACACCAGTTCCGTCAAGATTGCAAAACCGAAGCAACGACTGTACCAAATGTGGGGATGTTGTACATTCGGGACGAATGCAGGATGGATGTGCAAAAGAGCAAATATCTTGTAATGGTTGTGTTTCTTCTGGCAAAAAGTTTGTGATGTCATCCAACAGTCGATCAAAATGAGTCACCATCATGCGACTTAAACGAGGTTTTGCATTATTTAAATTCACGTCACATATATGACAATGTCGTTCTTCGTAATATACCACAAGATCAAAAAGCGAAATGCCGCTGCACGTTTTTAACCAATACCGACATTTCACATTCAAGTAATCGACTCGCCACATTAGGCTTTCCGAAAGCAATCGTATCCACTCCAAGTTAATACCCCGACATTTCTTTAATTGGAAAGATAAAAAATAGTCTTGTTGATCTTTCCATGCGACGATGGATGCTAAATGCCAAAATGTCTTTGTTTTATGTTCATGTCGATACAAACCGCGGGCTTCTTTTTCAAGAAAGTGATTGATTTCATTCGCCCAAAACTCTTTATCGTCTTGTTCCGTGATCGGCATACAATTTGCACATGATGGTTCCAAAGACGAAACACAGTTGCCCATTTGCGTGTGTATGTTGTTCTTTTTGCGTGCGTATATTTTTTTTGTGTGTTTCAAAAAGGAATTCTTATGTTTCCGGGCAGTAAACCCGTGGGTAAACCCAAACACAAATGAATCACTTCGATTTTTTCACACACTCAATACAACCAATCGCATACACGTAACACACGACGATGTTGTTTTTTTTTGTAGGAAGTTTTGCTGGCGTCGATGATGCAGCAACAAACTAACATAACGAAAACGAAACAACACAAAGAAGAACATGGCTGCTCTTCATCAGGAGGACAGTCAAACAGACCTTGTTTCACAAGAACCCGTGCTTTTCACCAACCCGTTCCGGTACCCACCTATCATTGTTCAGAATTGGGACGTCTGTCACCTATGTTTTCAACACTTTCGTTCAGACGACATTTTGTGTCGCCTTCTGGATAACTGGCAAGGCAAATACAAAAAAACGCTTTACATTCCTGCTGGCGCAGTCTGCCACCGTGACTGTGCCAAAAAAATGCATCGCGAATACTTTTCACCCGATGACGAGAACGAAAAGCTGGAAAATGAACGGCTTGTGGTGGTGTTTCAATGCAATATTGTACATGAACGCGGTGAAATTTGTTCCAATGCTTACGTGTCTCAGACAAGTCTCAATGATCATTATATCGCTGTTCGTGCTATGCGCCGAACCATGTTGTTGAATGCAACAAACGAAACGAAACAGTCCATTCTTTACATGGTTGCAGGTACGAATACGTTTTCGATACCCATTCATTGCCGTATCGGTCATTGCAGTCCGTCAACGGAGACGTCTTGTGAAAAATTGTATTCTAGGCTCGACAAATTGATCATTCATTTTCGAGAAAGCAAAATCGAATGTGATGAATACTGGAAAGAAAAAGAAGGAAAAGCTGTTAAAAAGAAAGAGAAACAAGTTTACAAACCGCAAAAACAACAACTTTCACAAACCAAATTCTGTTCCAAGTACGAGCAAGAAAAACAATCATATTTCCAATGCATTACGTGTGGTCATTCCACGGGAGCCGAACATTTGGTAAAAGACGCCAAGTTTCGTGCCTGCTGTGGCCCATGCGCGGAGCGCTGTCACACAGGCCATGTGTTACAGCCACTTAACGCAGGTGCCGTTATAGTATGTGAATGTATTGCATTCCCTTCGATGTGTAATTCAATACAAGCGGATGAAAGCTCAAACCACACAAATCAGGAAAAAGAACCTCCCGCTAAAAAAGCAAAACTTGCTTAAGTTTTTTAGAGTGGAGGAAACATCGACATCACCATGTGGGCAACGTTTTTATCCACTAAATGTTGAATTAATATGCTACATACAGTATCGCGTTCCATTTTTTGATTCGTGTATCGAGCAAACAAATACCGTTGCCATGTATTCATGACGGATATGTTATTTATGATTAATTTGTTCTCCTGTAATTGTTCGTCGTCAATGTAAAGCGATGGGCTCCTGCACCAGAATTGACCCATTAAAGCGTCTGTGATCCACCTCGCACTTAGTGTGACTGTTGGCAAAATCAAATGTTTGTTTGGACGCCAATTTTCGGTCCATTGGAGTCGATCGATGAATGCCATTAAGAAATCGCTTCCCAACTCTGCATTAGATCTGCCGATGTAGATATGCTTAATCAACGCTGTATCAATCGATTTTTGAAATAGTGGTAGAGAGGGCATAGGTATTGTGATTATGTTGTATTCCAAATGTGCAGGTGGAATATGGCGAATCAATTCTGTTGCTAATTGTGTTGTATGGAGCACTCTTTCGAACAAGTACTCGATGAATGGATGACCATCCGGTGTAAACCAGCACATCTTTAATGGATCCACATGCCGAACAACATAGCTTGCGATGTCTTGGTGATATTGGAACATAATACTCAAAAAATGAGATGACTTAAACATATCCGAACTGTATGTGGAAATCCAATAAAACCATTCCGGAATGTCTTGTGTTTGTATTAGCGACAGTGTATTGTTGATCGCCGCTATCTTTTTTCGTTGTGTTTTGTTGTTCAGGATCACAAACAAGTCCTTTGGGTCATCCTTCCCCACGAATTGGATTCGTGCCTTGCCACTCCTCGAACAAAACACACGACTCTTTGACATATTGTTACACACAATAAAAAAGAAATGAGAAGAAGAAAAAGTTTAAGTTTTTCGTTTCAATTCTTGGTAATATAAACGTAAGGTTTGCACCGTTTCACTTGTTTCATCCACAACGAGATGATCAATGTCCGCACTGTCGGACGATGTAATTAATCGTAAAAATTGCCAATACAGATCTTGATGATCCTTTCGTTCGTCCGTGTTGGTAAGAAAATGTTTGAGCGCTCTGTAGACCGGAAGCGTTTGTCGTTTCTCCAACGGCAATTTTAACAACACAAACAAACCTGGTTTTCCGGGTAAAATTCGTCGTTGTGTGATGGGCATCGTTGGTGGCAGCAACATTAAATTTCTCACAAACGCTAACCACACACGCATTGTTGCACATGACACGTCAGGACGCATGTGAAGCCATTCATAATGTTTTTCATCCAAGGGTCTATTTAAAATCATGTCATGAATCCATGTCCGTTCGCATTGAAAATGTTGAGTTAATTGCCGCAATACTTCGTCAATCACACTTGTAATTACATGACTTGGTTTTCGAAATTCTTGAGGAATCGATTGATGATAAAATGATCCAGCATCACATCGAATCAACTGATGATCTTCGGACCATTTTAAGCAAGCCCCTTTGTAATGAAGCTCAAACAGATCCCGCGTTTCAATCAAATATTCTGTAATTGTGGACGAGACGGCGGTTAAACATTCAGGAAAAGTCAGTGTCGGTATGTATTCCAGAAAAATGAGTTTTAGTATGTTGTTGTCTCCTTTGAAATGAATTGTGGTCGATTTTTTGCCACGCGTGTCGTAATGATGAATACATAACAGACCCCAAGAATTCAACACGCAGGGATTTTGTGTTTCAGACGAGATCGTTTCGTTGTTCATTTTTTTTCGTGTTCTTTTTGAAAAAATTTTCGAAACATCTGGCATTGTGTGGAAAAAAACCCGTGGGAAAAAACCCGTAAGTAAAACCCGCGGGTAAACGATGAGCGAGGAGATCCAAAAGCTTTCTGATCTTGAGCATGTTCTCTTGCGTCCCGATACGTATATAGGTTCTGTTAAACTTTCGGAAATTGAAACATATATTGTGTCAAAAGACAATGTATTTGACGATGATGATGATGATAATGATGACGACGAGAAAGAAATTCATGACGATGAAGGTGGTGAAAAAGAAGACAAAGAAGAAAAAAAGGAGAAAACACATGACATCAAACGGTGCGGATCCATCGTCAAGGAGATTTTAAAAATCGTTCCTGGTCTTGTCAAGATTTTTGATGAAGCCGTGACAAATGCATCCGATCATCATCAACGGAACAAATCAACATGTACATATATTCGAGTCGTGGTGGATAAAACAACAGGCAGACTTACGATTACAAACAATGGTCCTGGCATTTCATCCAGTATTCATCCCGTACACAAAGAGCGAAATCCGACCTTGGTGTTTGGTCATTTTCGTACCGGAATTAATTTTGATGATTCGAAGAAACGAACGTGGGGCGGAAGAAACGGATTGGGAGTGAAGCTGACGAATGTTTGGAGTACCGAGTTCACGGTCGAAACCGTATTTAAGAAAACTAAATTTCGTCAAACGTGGTCAAAAAACATGTCAAAATGTAGTGCTCCTCTCATCACTGAATGTAATGACAGCGACTATACAACAGTGAGCTTCATCCCCGATTATGCACGGTTTGGAATGAAACAAGGATTGACCAACGATGTTATCCAAGTGTTGCAAAAACGAGTGTATGATTTAGCGGGGATTTTTTCCGATTTGAATGTATCATGGAACGGGACTGTCATTCATATTGATTCGTTTTCGGATTATTGCAACATGTATATGCCCAATTCGCTGGTTCGGAATCGTTTTGAATTCACAGACAAAAGCAAAACGTGGCAGATTATTATCGCGTTCAATCCAGACGAAGTTGCACATTCAGTTTCGTTTGTTAACGGCTTAAATACGGAAGAGGGGGGAACACACGTCGATTATGTCTTAGAAATTGTTATCCCACATTTGATCGAAGCGATTAAAACCCAAATTAGCGACAAATCGCTCAAAATCACAGCAGCCATGATTAAACCATCGCTTTCCGTTTATGTGGCTTCATTGATATCCAATCCAAGTTTTGACACACAAACAAAAACCAAATTGAACACTCCAAAACACGAATTTACACCTCTTGTTTTAACACCAGCCGCGATCAAGAAATTGAAAAACAGCAAAAGTGCAAACAGTCTGGTAAAGCGACTCATCAGTGTCGTGGAAAGAAAACACGGCACGACGCTCGGAAAAACGGACGTGCTCATGAACCGCATGACAAAAGTGCCCAAATTGGAAGATGCCACCAAAGCAGGAAAAGCCGATGCCGACAAATGCACATTAATTTTAACGGAAGGCGATTCAGCGAAAGCATTCGCCATGGCAGGATTAAGCGTTGTCGGAAAAGAGTACTACGGGGTGTTTCCATTACGAGGAAAATTGTTAAATGTGAGGACGGCGACCATTAAAAAGCTCGTCAACAACAAAGAGTTCATTCATTTAAAGACCATTCTTGGATTGCGAAACAAGAAGGACGCATCTTCCAAATTGCGATATGGCAAAATTATGATTGCGACAGATGCGGATTCTGATGGTCATCATATTGCTGCATTGATTTTTAATATGATCGATTGCTATTGGCCCGATTTTTTGGAACGCAAAGAGTTCATCTCATTCTTTCGAACACCCGTGCAAAAAGTGTGGCCAAGCAACAAGAAAAACACACGAAAAAACGGTTCAATATGGTTTTATACCAACGAAGAGTACAAAAAATGGGTTGCAGAGAATCCTGGTTTAAGCAAACGATACGAACACAAACAGTACAAAGGATTGGGCACATCCACACCAGCGGAGGCAAAAGAATATTTTGAAGCCTTAAAACAGCACCAGATTCCGTTGTTATCAATTACGAACGATGAACGGGAACATTTAGATATGCTGTTTAATAAATCCAAAGCCAATCAACGTAAAAAATGGATCCAAAATGGAACGGCGCATGTTGCGGACATTCCGGAATGCCGCCCTCAAATGACGTACCGACAATTTTTAGATGAACGTTATTTGCTTCATGGTATTGAAAATTGTGGACGGATGTTGCCCGCCCTAATGGATGGTTTGAAAACCGTTCAGCGGAAAGTATTGTGGTTGCTATTGCAACGACAAAACAAGACAAAACCGATGAAAGTAGGTTCATTAGGTGGTTTGGTGATTAATCGCATGGCATACCATCACGGCGATGCGTCGTTGAACAAAGCCATTATTGCGATGGCGCAAGATTTTGTAGGTAGCAACAATATTAATTTGCTTATACCGGACGGGCAATTTGGGACACGCGACGGTGGAGGAATTGATGCTGCATCGCCTCGCTACATTTCGACATTCTTGTCCCCACTCACTCGTTATATTTTTAGGGAGGAAGATGATGCAATATTAAAATTACTCGAAGATGACGGCAAGCCTATTGAACCGGATTTTTTACTTCCGATTGTACCCATGCTTCTCGTGAATGGTGGCTCCGGGATTGCGACTGGTTTCGCATTCAAAATTCAGCCGAATAATATTCGAGTCGTGATCGCACTTATTAAAGAACGATTAGTGAAAGCGAAAGTCAAGCAGGAACACAACATAAAAGATGAAAAACAAGAGACAAAAGAGAGAAAAGAATTCTCCCCTATACAACAAAACGAGTCAAATGAGACATATTCTTCACCTTCTTCTTCTTCTTCTTCTTCTTCAACCAAAAACATAACAAAAACAACAACAACAACAACAACAAGCACAACAACACGGTGTAGTCTTCCAGACAATCATCTTCAACCATTTTATTCCGGTTTTTTAGGTTCGATTCAATATGAAAAAGAAACGGATCGTTTTTTTGTATGCGGCAAATACACCGTGACTGACCTGGAAAACGGATCGAAACGAATTCTGATTGAAGAGATTCCTGTCGAATTTTCCTACACAGGCTACATCAATAAGGTGCTTCAACCACTCAAAAATAAGGATAAGATTGTTTCGTATGAAAAACTTATTCTTCCAGTGCATGATCGATACCACTTTGAATTGTTTGTCACTGCACAGCAGTACAAAAAATTCGAAGAAAAACAATTTGCACAACTTAAACTGGAACGCATTGTAAGCACGAACTGCACAGTATGGAATGAAAAACTTGAATTAAGCAAATATGCATCGATTTATGATGTATTTGACATGTTTTATCAAAAACGATTACCATTTTATGCGCAACGCAAGACAGCGATTTTGAAAACACTCCGCGAAGAGCAACGGTTTTTAAAAAACAAAGCTGCATTCATTAAAATGATCGTGGATGGGAAACTCGACATGAGTGCCCATGAAGAGTTGATTTATGAAGTTCTTGAGGAACTAAAATTTGACAAGATTGTGCATCGTACAAAAAGCAAGCATGACAATCAAGAAGACGAAGACGAAGAAAAGGAAGAGACAAAGACAAAGAAAGAAGAAAAAGAAGAAAAAGAAGAGAAAGAAGAGAAAGAAGAAAAAGAAGAGAAAAAAGACGATGCCAAAGCGCGCAAACGTGGATATTGGTATTTGCTGAAAATCCCGTTAATACAACAGACAGAAGGAGAATTCTTGAAATTGCAAGCAAAATGCACAAACATCGATGAACGAATCCACAAAATGGAGTTGAAAACCATTGAAGATATGTGGTTACAGGAACTTGATGAATTGTTAACGCGTTTGGATGCATTGGACAAAGAAAAAGAAAAGGAGCGCATGGAAACAGAAAAGCTTATTTCGACCAAAAAGGAAAAGCTTGTTTCGAATAAAATGCCCAACTCAAAGGTCAAGATTGTTCCCAAAACATCCGGTGTGAAACGGAAACGGAAGGAGGAAACGAAAGATCATCAAAAACCGAAAGCGAAAAAGCCACGAGTTATGAATAAAAAAGATTCATCATAAGAATTTTTTCTTGATTTCTCCTTTCCTCTCTCTTTTTTTTCATATTGGGTGCTTTTCCTTCAAGATAGAATTGATTTAAAGGTGAAACGAAACAAAAAAATGTTTGGTATAGCGGTGCCTTGCTATTTGCGACATGTGGTGTTTTTACCTCGTTTGTTAAAGTCTATTGCAAAGCAAACAATACAACCTGATTATGTTGTCGTCAGTTGTAGTTCCATTCCAAACGGCGAAGTGATAAACCCGCGGGTACAATGTGACGACACAAAATTCGGCTTTGTCTTGGAAATTGTGTGCACACCAACAAAACAAAATGCTGCTCAAAATCGTAACATTGCGAGTGATATCTTAATCAAAAAACATCACTGTGAATACATTTCGTTTTTCGATGCGGACGATATCATGCACCCACAGCGCATCGAAGCGATTAAGACTGCATTTCGTGTACTACCCAATACTGTATTTGTCATGCATAATTTTACTGAATTGGACAAAATGGACGATAAAACAACGCAAGTCATGCACAAAACGTTATCTTTATTCGAAAATTGTTTGTATCAAGGCCCTACAGGTTGCGCTCTCATTAAATCTCAGCCAGATCAAGTGTGTGAGTGTCATCACGCCCAATCGACCATTAAAAGTGAATTGTTTAAAAAAGTTCGATATCGAGAAGGGACTAATTTTCTTTTACGAGAAGACGCTCTATTTTGTGGGGATGTTCTGCAATTACAATGTCCGAACGCATACATCAAAGAATCATTAAGCCAATATCTACCCGCTCGCCCGTGGTTAGAAGAAAACAAAAATGAGAAAAAAAA